CCGTATTTTGCTGGCGGTCATATCTTTATCCCGACGGAAAAGATGAAGCCAAAGGTCGAAACGGTATATCTTGACGAGATGTTGGCATTCCCAAGAGGCAGTCAAGACGGTTTAGTGGATACCACATCGCAATATCTTATGGAAGATAGGAACGCCAAAGGTGGTAAAATTATAACCAAGCAAGAGGACTTACAATTCTATAAAATGATAAATAGTGCCATAAGGAGAAGAAGTTAAATGATAGCGATTAACGCAACGACGAAAGACATTCTCGAAATTGAACGAGAGCATACGGCGGTAAATGCCGCCAAATTAGCCGCTTTGGTGGCGAGTGCTTACAAAACATTTGAGGTCAATAAACCAGCCATTAAAGAGCAATTAGATTATGACGATGGCAATTTGCCCTATTCTAATGAATATCGAGAAACGCTTGTTTTCCTTAACGGCGAGGTCGATACCGAGCAAATCGCATTACAAAATATCAACTTTGCCAACGACATTAACGATGTAAATGCCAATATGTTCGTCGGACACGCGCCATTTATCGCCCAAGATAACGCCGATGAGGTTGAACAAGACGAATTGGTTAATTTCAATATGGCGTTAAGACAAAAGAATTGGCAAACCTCGTTCTACGAAATGGTTAGAAAGACCGTTGGCGGCGGCGTGGGTTATTATTTAGTCCATAATCGAGATAACGACGAGTATGCCCGTTTTTCAAAACTCGATCCACTATCGACTTTTGTGGTGTGCGACCAAAGCATTGATCCCGAAAGTTTGTTTGGCGTGTATTTCGTCTATAATTCAAGCGACAGCCGTTTCTATTGGTATGTCTATACTTTGAATTATCTTTATAAGTATTCAAGCAAAGACCAAAAATCGCCAGAGGTTTTGGAAGCCAACCCAATTAGGCATTATTTCGGCCGTGTTCCCATTACCGAGTTCAAAAACAACTCAAAGGGTGTGGGCGACGCTTACTTTGTCCTTGATTTAATCGACTTGTATTGTTCCACGATGAACGACGGCGTTATTGGGTATCACGACAAGATGAAAACCTTGCTTGTGCTTAAAGATGTCGCCATTGGAAACCAAGACGAGAGGGAACAAACGAGGGCGACCATAGCAGAGGGCGTGTTGCCGATTATGTCGCAAGCCAACGGAAATGCCGCCGACGCAAAATACTTGGAAACATCTTACGATATTCAAACCCCCAAAGAGTTCTTGACCTTAATTGAGAATAAGATTTATCAATTATCGCATACATTTAACTTTTCCAACGCCCAAGCCGTTCAGTCGATGGGCGAGCCAGCGTTAAAACTTATGCTAAAACCAACATTAGACAATGCCGAAGTCAAAGAACGGTATTACACGCCAGCATTAAAGCGCGTTTTCAAGTGTGCTTTGTCTTATGCCGAGCATACAGGCAACCCTTTCAAAATCGACATCGACAAAATCGACATTATCTATTCGCACCCACTACCGTCAAACGACCAGCAAGCCATCGCCAATGCCGTTAATCTTGCGAGTGCTGGTTTATTGAACAAGAAACAAGTGCTGCGGACTATTTCGTGGATTAAAGACCACGACGCATACGCAAAGGGCATTGAGGAAAAACCGATTGAGGAAATCATCAAAGAGGAACAAGGAAATAACGAAAACAACCGTAATTTACAAAATGCCAACCCTGAATTACCAGAGCAAAACGACAATGCCGCCAATAATGCGACAAGAATTGGCGGTAAAATATTCTAATTTTATAAAATATTATATATTTTATAACCACAATGGGCATTAAAAGCCCATTTTTTATATGTTTATTTCTCGTGTCCTATCGTTGTATAATAATAAAGACGAAAGACGGATTTCTTTTGTCTAATCTACCAAGATGAAAAACTGGGGAAATGGCAAATGAGTGCGCGTGGCACTATATCCACGAGAAAGGAGAATTATTATGCCGAAGTTCTATTTTAGTCCTGATGGTGATGACAATGGCGGAACACCAACGCCCAATACGCCCGATGTCGATAAGTTGATCCAAGAAGCCGTTGCTAAAAAAGAAGCAGAAATCGAGGAACGCCTTAAAGCCCGTTATAACGAGCAAGAAAAGGGCATTCGGGAACGCTTACAGCGTGAAGCCGACAAAGCCAAGATGACCGCAGAGGAAAAGGCAAAGGTCGAGTGGGAAGAACGGTGGAAAGCGATAGAGGAAGAAAACAAATCGCTGAAAGCCGAGAAATCGCTTAATGTTCGCAAAGAAGCGTTGGCGGGTGCGAAATTGCCGAGTTATTACATCAACGACAAACGAGTGCTGGACGCCGCCGACGATGACTTGAAGTCCGTTCTCTCTATGATTACAAAAGAGCATAACGACTATATCTCGTCTATCGGAAAGCAAACACAAGGCACTACGCCGACCACATCGACTGGCGTTAAACTAACCAACGATGAATTGGCGAAACTTGCCGAAACAAGTCCAGAAGAATACCGCAAATTGCGGAAACAACAATTATACGGCGGAAAATAATTAACCGCCCACAAGGAAGGAATTAAACTACTATTATGGCTAATACTTTTACTAACCCCACGCTGGTTGCCCAAGAAGTCCTCATCGCATTAGAGGAACGCCTTGCTGCGTCTGGCTTGGTCTATCGCGGCGTTGAAAGGGATTTCAATACCCCTCGCGCCAAAGGCGATACCATCAATGTCAAAGTTCCCGCGACTTTCACTTCCGCCAACTTTATTACTTCTACATCCGCCCAAAATATTACGGAAAGTTCAGTTGCTGTCAAATTAGACACAATCGCCGATGTAACCGTTGCGATTACCTCAAAAGAAATGACGCTTTCTATTGATGACCTTTCCAAACAAATTCTAACCCCAGCCGCTTACGCGATTGCCGAACAAGTTGAGGCGAATGTTCTCGCCGCCCTTGTTGCCGGTGCCGGTTTAAGCGAAACAAAAACCGCTTCCGCCGTCATTAGCGATATTGGTGCTTTGGCAAAAGCCCTCGACAAAAAGAAAGTCGCCAAGTCGGAACGCTATTTGTTCTTTGCCCCTCTCCACCAATACGAATATGTCGCCCTTGACGCTATCGTCGGGTTTGACAAGTCAGCCAACATTGGCGCTTTGAGGGAAGCCGAAATCGGGCGTGTCTATGGCTTTGATTGCTACGGCTCATCGCTACTTCCCGATACTGATGCCGCCACCGCTGGAACTGCCACCTCATACAAGGTCACTGGCTCAATCGGTGCTACCACTGTTGCTCTTAGCACTTTAAGCGGCGCTACCGCCACCATTAAATCTGGCGATAAGTTCATTTACGACAATCACATTTACGAATTTACCGAAGACAAAACTGGGTCAGATAGCGCTATTGCTGAAATTACCATTTCCCCAGCACTTCATGTGGCTATGAGTGCTGCTTCCCCAGACCTTGTTGTCCGTGCGCCATTTAGCGTTGGTTTCCACAAGTCCGCTTTGACGCTTGCGACTGCCCCGATGGAAGCCCCTGTTGGTGGTGCTGTTGGTGCTGTTGCGACCTCGCCGTCTGGTCTTTCCGTTCGTGTCGTGTATGATTACACCTCATCGAGCAAGACCAACAACATCTCTATCGACTTGCTCTATGGTATCAAAGTCCTTGATGCCAACCGCATTGTCAAGATGGTTGATGCTTAATACTAATACTAAAATCATCTAAAACTTACATAAGTTTATGGGGTTGTAGCAATACAGCCCCTTTTTTATGTTAAAATAGTAAATAGACAAGAAAAGGAGAATATTAAAATGGCATTAACCGATTATAAAATTGACGCCGACTATCTAATGAAATATGGCATCAATTTAAGCGATCCATCATTAAACGGAAACGAAAGTGCTTTAATTGAGGAAGCATACGACGAACTTGTTGATTATATCTTTTATTGTAATGACAAGTTGGCACACGCCGAAGCAGCCATCGCCGCACATTTGGAAGACGACGAAATCGACGATGACGCTGACGACGACGATGTTCAATATGACATTAGCGACGACAAGATTGCTGGTTTCAAACGGGCGCAATATCTCGTGCTACGCAATTTGCTAACCACGAACACCAACCCGATTACGGAAGAAGTCCATGCGTGTTTAAGTGGGCGTTGCGGTTTGATTAAGAAAAACGGATTTCAAAAGAATTAGGGGGAACGATTATGTATTCCACCTATCACAATATGCAAGTAGATAGAGCCACATATCCATTTAAGGGCATTTGGAAACGAGCCGACAGCGATATTAACGAAGACATATATTATTATTATGTCGAGAATAAGTCATATAAGTTGAAGATGACTAATCGTGTCGAAAATGTATCCTACACCGCCGTTATTGGCGTGTTTGGCTATCATAAGTTTGCCGTTAGAGATAGAATAGAACTTGACGATGGAACGCCATTACGCATTACCGATATGCCGCAAGAGGTTAAAGAGGAAATCAACCCTCGCATTATTCATTTGGTTAAACCACGAGTTGTCGAACAAGTTTTGACTTTGGGCTAATGCTATGGCTGGTTATGCCAAGTTTATAGCCGATATGCTAAAAATGGGGTTTGAAACAAGCCCTATATTTCCTTATGATGAAAGCAAAAGATGGCGTAGCCCCAAAGCCCAACACATTAGAGATATTGCTTTGAAACAAAATCAAGTGATACAAGTGTCGCCCGACAGTTGGTATTTCGATATTGGTAGTGAGGAGGCGGAAGCCGCCGAGCCGCATTATCACATATTAGAAAACGCCAAGATTATTAGACGACCACAAAAAGGAACTAAAAAGACAAGGGGTAGCCAAGCCAATATTGCCGACAAAGGAAAGCGTGATTATAATGCCTATGTATTGCGGCAAAGAACGCAAAGTAAGTCGTCAAGAGATGGCGGCATTTTGGAACTGATACAGGAATATCGGCAAAACCAGTCAAGGAACTTTTGGGGAACGGCGGCAAAAGCGAGAGAATACAACGAAAGAGTTAAGTATCATCATATTTACCATCGCAATTATGTCGAAAATCGGCATTGGCAATATATGGAACGCATACTTGAAACGCTTGTTCCGGAGGTCGCAAAAGCCATTGGCGCAACACGATATACAGCCACAACGAGCATTATTGATATGGGCGAATTGGGCGCAACGCCTATTTATGAATTGATAAATACCAAAGACAGCGTGTTTTCCGATTTACAAACGGGCGAGGTCATCGGTATTTAATAATTAAGTGAGTTAATCGACTTAAAATGTTAAAATATATGTAAGCGACAAGGAGATTATTATGGCGGAATTATACGATATTGACTTGGTAAGGGCTATATTACA